GTACTGAGTTAAACTCAATTGGCATATCAGTGTAGAAATTAAATGTTCCTTTGTCTTGGTCACTTAATGCGATTCTGTTATCAGTTCCTTCTGCATTGTCTCCGGCGATAGTTGCATAACATGCTCTGTCAACTGTATTTGTCAATACACCAGATGTAATATCTGTATAGTATGCAGATGTATTATACATCGTAAACTTCTGTCCGTCAACCTGACCCGGTGAGATGGGTAATGATACGTGCATCAACATTGAACCAGTTGCAGTAGTTAAATCTGCTGTATCTTTCTGATTTGTCAGTAATGCTGTTCCAGTTACTGTTGTTAATGCTAATGGAGAAACGTTTACACTTACTCCAATTTTCATTTCAGTCATTGATACAATTTCATTTACATAATAAACTGTACCAGATGCTATTCCACCTAGGTCTGTGATTTTGTTACCACTAGAATCAAACATCGTGTTGAATATAACCGAATCGTTTATTGAGAATCCTGTAGTATCAGCAACAGTAATAATGTTTGTGCTAGTTGTTGTAGCACTCACTGTAGTAGTCAGAGGCGTTGCTGTGGAGCTTATTGTAATAGTTTCATCATCTACGACAGTTGTTACATAGTAAACGTCATTTTCTTCTATACCGCCAATCATTGTGCCTGTGAAGAATAATGGGATACCAACGTAGAATCCGTCTGTTCCACCTGTGCCTATAACACTTTGTGGAATTGTAATTTTGTTTGTAACTGCTTCAGTTGCAGTTGCTGTTACTAAGCCTGGGTAGTTAAGTGTCAGTATTGCTGTATCAGTTACTTCGCCTGCATATGCAAACATACCTGCTGAACCTGCAGTTGCAGTTGTTAATGATTTAACTGCTCCGCCGTCTGTCTCACTAATTGTAAAGTCAGTTATGTTAATAATAGAGTTGACATAATAAACTGTTTCATCTACAATACCGCCTATAGTAGCACCAGTAAATTTAATTGGCATACCTACATAGAAACCAATTGTAGAACCTGATGAGTTTAGTTCACCGTTGTTTTCATCATATGGATTTAATCTAACTTTGTTTCCAGTTGAAACAGTGTTTGATACTATACGTTTAAATTCTGTATATAAAACATTATGATCATTCGATACGTTAGCAATTTCAAAGATTGCACCTTGTGCAGATGCTGAAACATCTGCTATTGGTGGTTGTGTTGCTTGTAGTGAAATACTAGAACTTGCAACGTTCTCACTATTAAAATAACTTCCTGCAAAGAATGAACCATAGAAAACATTTGCTTCCCAATCTAGTACTTGACTAGTATATGAGGTTCTATCAAAACGTATTGCAGAATTGATTTCTCTTGTAGGACTTGAACTTGTAATAGCAGATGCTTTAGCACCTACGTTAAGAGCAAAGTCTCCGTCAGTTGTTCCTGCACTTAGTTTTACTCTATTTGTTTCGTTAACTGCATCATTATAACTAGTGTATAACCCGACAACAGTTGTCGGAGTAGTTTCTAGTACATTAATGTAGTACCACTGACCGTTAACTAATCTAGTTACAGTTGCTCCAGATGTGCTATCATCTTTATATTGTATTAAGTTCCCAGTACTTAGACTAGGAGCAAACAATTTAATTGTATGCAATGTAGAGTTGATATCGTCATTAGTAAAGAACAATTGTTCTGCTGGTGCAATAACAATCTCTGGTAATACAGCATACCCTTCTCCGGGATTTATTACGTTCACACTGATTACACTGTCAACACTCATCACTGCTTCAAGTTGTGCTTCAACTCTCGGTGCTGGGTATTTTTCTAAATCAATGTATGCTGTTATCTTGGGTGGTTCTATATAATTTTTACCACCGTCTAGTATTACCACAGCAGGTAAGTCAATAATAACTTTTGCACCTGGTAAATGTGTTGTCGGAGTTGTTCCGTTTATTCCTCTTTGCAGTCCACCAAGAATATTTAAAGCACGATCAACATATGAGTAACTAATAAGTTCATCATCGATTTGAATTGTGCCGTTGATTGGGAATCCTGATGCATTATCTACCATAGTAAGAACTGAACCAATAGTCATGTACTCGTTTAATAGAGTCATTTCATAGTTAGTTTCTCCAACTAGGGATAAGCCGTAATTGTTATACCAATTTTGATATTGTTCTGTTTGCCATATAGCATTAGTTGGTAAGAATTCTTCATCTGAATCTACATTTGAATACACAAGTTGTGGAGAGATGTAAGACTGAGATGTTTCATTCCATTCAGCAGGTAAATCAAAATCTGTAATATTGCCTGGGTATGTATCAATACCTGTATACTTAAACAAGAAGTCTTTAATAACTACATGATAAGGTTTTGCTTCATTAATATATCCAGACAAGAACTCTTGGTTATCTTGTTGATAATTCTGAATTGGTTTTAATTCTCTAATAACATGAGATACATCTACTAATGATGTTTTGTTTAACCAAGGTAAATAGTTTTGTGATTCATCTGTTTCACTTTGAATGTATTCAAACAAAATGATTAGAGATTTGTTTCTGAACTCTACTAATTCACCGATATAAATTTGTTCGTTTAATGCACGAATAATCCAACGTGTTTCTTCACTTGGATATTCATCAAAGTTTGCTGTGTCAAAGAAGTTATCTCCGAAGCCTGTTTTGCCTGCGGCATAGTCCCAAAGATATGTATTAAATTGTATTGTACCATTTTCTAAACCGACACGTGTCCAAATACCATTACCATCAAAACGATACATTTCCCACTTGCCGTCACCATTTGCTTCTACAGTAGCAATTGTGTTTACTGCTACATTTAGTTTTGCAAGGTCTGCATAAATCTCTACAGAGACAGTTGACTTTGTATTGTTATTGTATTGGCCTACTGGATTAGTTGTTGGTAACCACCAGTTGACATATGACCAGTAATCTGCTGTGTTATAATATGTGCCACTAGCAAATAGGTATGTTGCATCTTGTCTTGTTTCTGAGATTGGATACTCAGCAAGAATTTTGTTTGCATATTCTAAATAGTTTTCTAGTCCTAAGAATCTACTAAAGAAGAAACTTTGTCTTGGTCGTGCTAACACACCTGACTGTACTGCTTTTGGTAGATACGGATTAGGTACAACTTCACCTACTTCGTCAACACCTGCCATAGAATCTAACAGACGATCATAAAGACCTTCTGGTCTGTTAGTTGAAGTTTGCGGACCGAACTTAGGTAGACCCGGTAAGAAATCATCTGGTTCACCGTCTTTAATTAAATTAAATTCTTGGTGAGATGGGTCATCATTATTACCTGTTGCATAACCTATATGAAATATACTATCAGTAGTATTAATATACGACTGAGTGTTATATAATGCAAATGTATTTTGTAATAAAGGTGTAAAGTATGCTATGCCCGAGTTACCAGGATTAGCAATGTATCTTTGTAGTGTAGAATCACTTAATGTTTTTCCTATAGATGTTTCTACAACATCTGTGTTACGTACCCAGAAGTAGTAACAAGGTGTTACTGTGTTAGATGCATTGATATCTGCTTCAACACTATACTGTGTACTTGCTTTTACAACACCTGGTCCCGCATACTGTGCAGGAGGATTCGTTGACTTGACCCATGTATAACATGCGACTGAAGAACCGGGGAATACTCTACCCCAATGTCTAGCATTATAAACTACATCATTCTGATGATAGTTTAACCATCTTACGCCTGATGTGTCAAACCATATATGTCCAACTTGAGTTGTACCCCATGTTAGTCCTGAGTTGACCGCTCCTATTGCACTGTTGTACATTGCAGGATCAACACTATTAACATAGTTGATATTTTCTCTGACTGCTCCTAATAGTTTTTCTTGCATAGGATCAATATAATCTAAGTTGATTAGTGTGTCATTTGTTTCAGCACTATAGACTTGTGCGTTTTGTATTTTATTGATATCAACGATAGGTGCTGACTGTCTGTAAAGTGACCAGTCTTTTGCAGTACCTGAGTTTTGGAACAATGTAACTTGACCTTCTAAGTCACCGAAACTTAAGTTTGGTGTACCAATAACAACTTGATTGTCAGTAAAGTCTAATGCTGTGCCGTACTGTGGTTCAAAGCCATAGTTTTGATCTTGGCTATTTAAATTCTGTGCATAGATAAACTTACCAGGATCAGCAATTGATCCGTTGTAGTTTGCAAGATAGTTGTACATGTATACTGCACCTGCATTATCCCATGTATCTACCCAACGTGTTGCGTTGTTATCAAAGATTGTATCATTATCTAAATTCTCGTCATCGATAAAGTCAAATGTTGTTGCTAAGAATCTAGTTGACACCGGAGCAGAAATTACAACTGAATCACTTTCATCAAATTTAATTGTGTTACCGAATAACGTTCTGCTTACATTATGCGGTGCATTAATAACTTGTGTGTTATCATAAATGCTTAATCCTAATTCAGCAAACGTATCTGTATCTGGTGCTTGTAGTAGTAATTTTTCATTGACAAGGGCTAAACTTTGATCTATAATAGAAATAACTAATGCACCATCACTAGTTGCACTTGATGTTATATTTGTAATACCGTATTGATTAATTAAATTAGATACTGTACTTGCATTAGCACCTGTTGGTAATTCTACAAGGTAACCATTAATTAATAATTTTCTATTAGTAGTTAAACTAGTAACGCCTGTACCAATTACAGTACCGTACTTGCCACCACCGTTAGTATATCTATAAACTGAACCGTCAGTTTGTTTTGCACCGTCTATTCTGATCTCGCCGGGTGCACCCATTAATATTTCATTACCATATGAAGCCATATCTGATGAGTAGCCCATAAAGACTCCAACTCTATCATCTGCTTCTGGTACCATTGTTTGTACCCATTGAATTCTTTGAGAACTAATTGTAATAATGTCCCCTGCTCTAATGTCACCAAAGTATCTAAAGTCTGATGTGCCTCCACCAACTGCATAGTTGTTGTCATCAACGTCTGACCCGTTAACAGAAACTAATAATTGTTCTGTTTGTACATAGATATCAAATGCAACTGTGTCATCATCGAACGTCAATGTAGTAGCACTTGATCTGCTTTCTTTTAATTTAAATGTACTGCCCGTAACGTCAGACAAATAATAAACTTTGTTAGGTGTAATGCCTGTAGTACCATAGTTTCCACCTTCATTGAAGACTACTGCATCATTGTTATTATAAACAGTCATTGATGCGTTTGCTGTAAGCACACTTGATGCTACTGCTGTAACATTTCTACTTAAGAACAATGTAGTCCATGCTAGTGGATACTGTTGTGGCTGATTAGGTATTGCAGTGTATTGTGATTCTATGTTTTGTACTAAACGTGAGTACACATAGTTTTTACCCCAATTAACTTTTGTAGTTGGAGATGCTGTATTCGGCGCGCCAATCGATATAGTGTCTCCATTGCTATCACAACTTACAGAGAAACCAAAGTTATCTCCTGCTGTTGCACTAACAGGGGCGGCAGTGCCATCGATATCACTTAACGCCTTATATGAGATTTGATTTGCTATACCAGTGCCTGTTCCTGCACCAGTTGCATTAAAAATTATTCCTACTTTGTTTTCTACAGCACCGATCAATGTAAAATCAGTTGTTCCTACAGTAGTAATTTCATATGTTTCACCTACTGTAAAGTATCCTGCTGTTAAAGGTATACGTTGTCTTCCATATACTTGTACTTGATTGTTATCAGGGTTACCTGCAAAAATAAAGTTTTGATCATTACTGATTGCAAGACTTCTTCCTGATCCTTTTGATGATGTAAATTCTTGTAGTTCTAAAATATCATCTGTCAATACAGAATTATTTAAAGTATAAATTCTAAGTGTTGATGTACTACCTGTTGTTTCAGGTTCACTGATTACAAATAGATTTTCAGAATATGCAATTGCTGTACCGAATGATGCAGATTCTGTTATTTGATCTCCTGTGTCTTCATCAAATGTATTTGTCTGAGGGTTTAAACCGTAACGATAAACTTTACCTGCGGCTGAGTCACCAATTAAGTAACCCATTCTTGGAGTGTATGCTACTGAACTACCGAACTCTTGTCCGTCAGCACGATTTAGATTATTTGTTAAACTGTAGTTAATCGACTTGCGATACACACCCCAACTACCGTCACTTGCTTGGTCTACCCAAACAGTATTTTTTGAGAACTCTGCTTCATTTAAATCTAAGTCTGCAATGTCTGATGGTTTTGCTACACGTTGTTCAACGAATGTAAATCCAAGTCCTGTAGGGACAAGTGTAACAGGCGCAGTTTCTAATGTCAAGTTAATTCTAATTTCTCTTGTGTTAACAATTCTAGTTGCAAGATAATAACCATCAACGTTAGGACTAACATTGACAAATGTTACTGGATCAAGTTTTGATAAGTTATGTCTTTCAGCAAATGTAATTGTAACAGTGTTATCATTATTTGGTGTTATGCCTGATACTCTGCCTACTGGTTTGATTGCATATACTCTCCATTGTTCTTTGAAGTTAGCAATCCACATGTAATCTCTTACATAAAATTGTTGAATCGGAATACGTTTGCCATTAACATTCACTGCTCTACTTTGTAAAGAAGAATAATTATAGGCTGCCATTTTGACATCATCGTAGTTTACGTAACCTGCTGTTGGGTATAGACTTAATGGGTCTTCTTGTTGCAGTGTTGATAAAATATTAGGACCTTCGATTGGTCTTGCATAGTTAAACAAGTTATGAACTGATACTTCTTGTTGAGCGCCTATTGTAGGAGTACCTTCTGTTAAAGATACGATACCAGGATTGCCTGTTAGTTTTGCTTGATCTAATCTAAAGTCAACAAAGTTACTGTTTAATGTTCCACCGAACTGTCCTGAAAGAATTGCCCAGTTTTCATAAACATCATAATCAATTCCACCAGTTGGTAATTGAGTTCCTTTAAATGCTGATACTGCGTTAGTTGTACCCTTAGATTGAATTAAGTTCTTGTAAACATTTACCTGTGTAATGTCTGATAGATTTACACTTGACAAATAATCTCTAGGTCTAAATCCTATTAGAGAGAACGATAATTGATCTGCATCATTTTCTAAGTTTGCTGTGTTACTGTTGTAATACAGTGTGCTTTCGTATGAACGTGTAGCAGAGTTAGGTAACAAGCCTTTTTGTATATCATTGTAATCTGTTTCTGTCCAATCAAGTTCAATAAATGTAGCACTTGGTTCGATTGTTTTGTTTGCTACATAATATTTGTTCTTGTATTTTACAATCTCGCCTTTTGCATATTTGTATGCAGTCTTCCATTCATAAACATTATCTTGGTTAAGAATAAATCCAGATGCATTAACTGTTCCGTTCCATTCAGCAGTCTTAGTACCACGCAAGTAAATACGTTGCTGTCTTAGACCTGTAATCAAGTTATAAATGACATCATTAAACACTGTGTTATTGTCAAAGATAATACCATGTTCAATACTGCTCAAATTAAATTGACCATAAGACATGACATCACCTTGATTCAAAGTTTTAACTTGGAACTTAGTGTCTAATCTTTCTATTGCCATATCTTTTGTTGCAATAGGATATAAGTTTTGATTTAGTAAGAAGTTATCTTGCTCAATAGTTAATGGTTGAACAATATCACTTTCTTTTTCTACTTTTAAATCTTGTGCTGATGGGTTGACAGTCAACAAAGATCCTTTCTCCCAATTGAACTGTGTCCAATAGAGATATTCTTTAATCATTGTGTTCCAAGTTATCTCTGCACCACTTTCGATGTTGTCGAATATCATGCCTTTACGAGTTAACCATGAACCGTAACTTGCTAAGAATTGTGATAAGCCTTGGAATGTATAATACTGAGTACCATAAGGTATGATTTGCTCATCTCTTGCTGTTGTAGTATAATCATTAGCAATTTTAACACTGTAATCGTCTACGTCAATATTAGTATTGTTTCCGTTACTGAGTGGAGTATCAATTGTAAAATATGCTTGATCTTGTGAGTTACCAAATACTTTCCAACCGTTCTCTACAATCTGAATAATAACACTTGAGAATTTTATTTGATCGTTTGGTTGATTATCATGTAGTAAAACAGAATAACTTTCATCTGGTATTAATAGTGATGAATTGTCTGAGTTAGGTGTTGCTTTTTCTACAAAGAATTTCAATAATGTTTTATCACTGAAGCCAGCAAGTCTGTAAACTAAACGAACATCTAAGTTGTCTAATAAAGATGTAATTTCTGTAGTTGCATCAACACCCTGTTGTTTCTCAAAATCAACAATCCAGTTGATGTAACTTGTTTTTGCTACGCCATTACCATATATTTCAATATTACCAATATTTAAATGACTTCTATCATTTACTAGATATTGTTTGAATTCTGTGTTATACTTATAATTGTCTAAATCTGCTCCTAAGTTAAAGAACTGAGCAGGCTTAGTTAATGCAAATATTCGCATCAAGTCAAATGGGTAAGATGAACTTCTTCTATATGCAAATTCAGACGGTGCATCGTCTCCTACTTTCCAATCACGTTTGAATATGTTAGAATCATATGAACCTATCATTGCATCAAACGGAGATAAAAGATCACCGTGATCGTCTACTGGGATAATTTTACTTAAGCCAGGACGTTTTAATTCGTCAACTGTAATACTAGTTGTTCCACCTGTATTATAAATAATACCTGCTTCAATGTCTCCCCACATGATTCCGTTATCACTTGTATAAGGAGCGGGTCCATAACGACTAGTCCACCAAGCGGGCATTTCTGAAAAGCCTAACATTTCCCATGGTGCTATGTTTGGTTGTGATGTACCATAGAAGTATTCATAGATACCTCTCCAGTAACCTTGATAGATTGGCTTGTCATTTAGTTTATTACCTGACTGCCAATAGTTCCAACTGAACTCGTTGTTGCTTGTGTAACCTGTTTGTTTTTTATAATCAATTCTATTTTGTCCAGCCCAGTTTAAAAACTGCGAACTGTAAATTTTTAAATAGTCTTCTGTTGAGTATGTTGATTCTCTAAAGAATCCAGGTAAGACTTCATATGCTTCAATAGGAACAATAGTACTTAATTTAATATTGTTGTAGATTCTAGTTTCAAATTCTAATAATGCTTGATCTCTAAAATCAGTAAGTCCTGTCTCTGGAGTATAATCAAGTGAATACAAAGATGTATACGATCCGTCATGCCCTCTCAACATATATGTTGACCTTTGATAGTTTGGATCTAAAACAACTGCTGGTTTCCATTTAGGATACATTCCCAACTTAGTTGGTGTATTAGGTACATAGTTACCATATGTTTGATTATATTCTTTAATTGTAACAACATCACCTGCTTCTAAATCTTTTGTTACTGTTAATGAAGGTGCAGTTGTTGATACAACATAATCTACGTCTCTAATCAACTGAGTTGTCTCTGCAACGCCACTAGTTGTTCTTGTAAGATAAACTAGAACTCCTTTGTAGTTTGCTTCTGTAAAGTTATACGTTTGTGCTAGAGGGTAAATAGACTCTTGCAATGCGTTTGCAAACGTATACGTGTTTGACTTGTATGGTGCTTGTGATGGCAACATGTCTGACCAGAAGAATGAATCTCCTTCTGATTTAGCAGTTACCATTTGTTCTAATGCTGTGTCTAATATATAACTAGGCTCAAATCTACGTTCCCAATCTATATCATTTACAGTCTTAACAAGTTGCTGTTTATACTGTGTATACTGACTAGAATTAAATTGGAGTGAATTGAATAAGTTATGTTCTGACTTACGTAAAAACACACTCGGCAATACCAATGATGCAGAGTTTTGTATAATTTTTGTGCCATAAGGTACTAAGTTCCCTAAGTCTCTTAAATTATTAGATCCAAAGATATCACCAGTTGAATTTGGATTGTTAATAAAGATATCTTGGTATTGTGATCTAATGTCACCTATGTCTGCAATTTCTAAATCTGTGTTAAAAGGATTGTTGCTTAAATTAATAGGTATGCTATAATAAGCAGTCGTTGATGTCTGATTGCTTAGTACCAAAATTTGTACTGGTGTATCTGCTAATGGTGCAGTGTTTAATGTAATTTTTGTTGCTGTGCTAGATACATCAATAGTATATGCAGTTTCTAATTGATATACATTGTTTACATATACTTGTATACGAGGCCATGAATCGTCTGCTTCTGGAATTACAGCAACATCACACGTGAATTCTGCTGTGGACCCTTTAGTATATTCTAGTTCAAATACTTGATATTGAACTGAGGGGGCAAGTGCTGTTTGCCAACCCAATTCACGTGTTTTTTCTGTACGTGTAGAATAATTATACACGTAACCTGTATTAACTTTTTCAGTAACCGGAGTTGTTCCAGTTACATATGAAAATGAATCAACGTTAAGTGAGCAATCAAAACTAATATCACCGACATTATCTACTGCTGAGTATCTTAATGGGAAACCTAATACTGCATCATTGATGCCAGTTCCTCTACCGTAAGCAAAGAGTTTGTTTCCTAAGAATGATGTACCTTGATAGATTGTTGTATCTCCCAATGAGATTCCATTCTTATCAAAGATGTCAAACTGTGGTGCTTGATTGACTGTTAGTTTTTGTTGTGCTTCTTCCCATGTAGTGCCGTCAAACCAGAATGTAGAACCTTGATAATTATATCCTCTTAGTGCTACTGTTTGATCATCAACTAAACATAAGGAGTCTTCTGCTTCAGTCAATGTGATAACTGGTGCTGAACCGAATGTAATTGTTGAGAAGCCAACAACGTAAATTTTGTTTCTAACTTCTAAGTTAGTGTCAGCAGTAAAGACAATTCTTGTGCCTGAAAACAACTCATAGTTGTTGACTGTTGTATCACTACCTACGATTGAAACATTAGATTGACTAACTACAGTTGAAGATGCAAACTCGACTGTTAAGACAGTATTAGTTCCTGATTCTTCAACATTTGTAATTCGTGTATTGTTTGGTAAAGCAAAATTAGAATCTGTAACATACATGCTTACATCAAATTTAGTAAAGATGTCTGCTGTAGGAATAGTAATCGTTGTACTTGTTCCTGTTACTCCTGCAATTGTTGCAGTATAACTTGTATACGTTTCAATGTCAGGATAGTATTGCTGTTTATTTGCAACTTGATCGAATGCATTTGTTGTTCTTGTATCGATAAAGTCTACTGGTGCTTTTGCAACTGTACCTGCATCAAACAGTTTTAAGTTTGGATAAAACTCAATGATCGGACGTTTTGCTTTTGCATTACCCGTAGCATAAGTTGTTACGATAGAAGGGTCTTCGTTGTAATTAGCAGTAGCATTGATAACATCAATGTGGAACCATCTGTTAGAACGTGACCATGCATTTCTATTGATAGAGTTTCTACCTATAGTAATATAATCTTGGTTAACAGGAATAAACAATTCAGTATCAAAGTTACCAATTGAATATGGTAATGAATCATATGGAATATAGTTTGTTCCAGTAAAGTCTTCTGGTACTGTTAGATCAGTTGTCGGAATCAAGTTAATAGATTCTCCTACACCCTGAATATAGTATTCACCACTTAGATATTTTGACGGAATAACATCTCCGTTAAATTGTACTTTTAATCCGTTCGTAAAGACAACACCATTAGTAGATGTGAATGTCTTTTGACCTAGAATGTCTTCATCAACATCTAAAGTGTTTGTTAAGTTACTTTCGATTAACTTAATACTACCCACTTTATTTGCATTTGTACCGTCTTGGTAGTATAATGTATCAAGTATTGCTGACAGATAAGGTACTTTAGTAATCTCACCTGCTAATGATCTGTAAAAGTCTAAGCCAATGTAAGATGTACCGAATTGAACAGTAATCTTTTCTTCTGATGGTATCACACCAGCGGGAATCAAACGAATAGTTGGATCTGTTGAGTCTCCAACATAAGTAATTGTATAATAATTTTCACTAACGTTTGTATAGAAGCCTTCTTCCCATAAACCTTCGTTAATGTTTGCAACCATTGAACCTGTTTCAGCAACTAATGGTAATGTTGTACCGTTAAGAGTTGCTGAAATTGTAAATGATGTTGAATCAATAATGTCTTTTATATAATAAATTGTATCAACGTCAAGTCCACCAATCAAAGGATCTGCTTCAGGTACTGCTGTAAATGTAACAGTCTGATTTGCAACTAAGTCTGTTGTAGTTCCAGATGACAATTTAAGTTGTGATGTAGTTGTCTCGTCAATTGCTAAAGTAACTGGAGCAACGATTTCAGGCGTTGCTAAATTGACATCATAGTTTGCTCCATTCTCATCAAAGAAAGATTGAACAAAGCCTACTTCATTTGGTTCTCCTGTTTGATAGAACATAACAGTAAGACCTTCTAATGAAGTTACACCATCGATGTTTCCTACTTGACTAACTGTTAAGCCATTAACTTCTGAGAATAGTTTTGTACTTACAACACTAACTGTATTGTTGCCCGGGAATAAAAATTCATTTTGTGCTTCTCTACTAGGAACTGTAAATGTTACATAACCAGTACTTGCACCATTGTTGTTAACACCTAAAATCTCTCTAGTATTTTGTGCTCCGTCTAAGCCTGTTACTCCGGGTACGCCTTGTATCCAAAACTGAGTTTCTTGGTTGACTGCAAATCTATAAGACCCGCCACGTAGTAATGTCAGTGTAGGATTGAGAGATCCTGATGCGGCACCTAATGCTTTAATATTGTAAGCATTTGATGTATCTGTTACAATGTAATCAGATTCTGAGAATACTGTAGCACTAGCAACTGTTACTGCTGGAGGCCCTTCTGGTATCCAATAGTATTGGTTAAAGTTTATTAACTTATCGAAATCTGTAAAAGAGTCCCATGAATAAAATTGACTGTTAAACAAACGTGAGTTATCTAATGTTACTCCACCTTTAAGTTGCAATGCATCTATAAGTTCAGGATAAGTTAAAAAGTCTTTAGCAGTAGATTGATTCTTATTTAAGAATGCAGTACCGGGTGCTAGTTGATAATCTGTTCTTGTTTTGTTTGGTTCAGTTACATAATAATCTTTTGCATTAACACCGTACCCAAACTTACTTCCAACGTACCCTTGCAACGTTTCTGTTTTGGGTTCGTTTACTAATTGATCTAATGTTGCACCTAAGAATTGTGCATTGGTAGAGGTTTTAAATATCTCAGGTAAAAACTCTAATGTTCTGATCTTTGCCATAATTTACTTATAACCTTAAGACTGCATTGTTGCAGGAGTTAGTGCGGGTACAATTACTATATCATTCGTAGTAGCCGCGTTTACAAATATTTCATAAGGTCTACATTTAATTTCATAAAGATCACCGAATAGTTTTTCAGGATCATCTGAAACAAGTATAACCGAACTCACTAGTTCTCCTATTTGTTCATGTAGATACGCACTTAATTCTGAGAAGAAGAAAGTATCGCCAAAGTTCCAATTGTTGATATCAAAATAACTGTCCATTGCTGATAACACAGAACTTCTAATTTCACTATCTGATGCATTTGTTGACTGTGATTTTACCACTTTAATAGTTGCTCTCAATGATTGATCTGCTTTTATACCGAACAAGGGTTTAAATGTAACACTATTTAATATAACTGAATCCGACAACATTTTATAATCTTGTACTTTGGGATATGCTGTATTCAGTTCGTTAAGTGTTGGTTGATCAGGCTTGGCTACTGTGTCAGTAGTGTCTTTAATATAATTGTTATATGCTGTATAATATGCTTGTGTTACCAAGTATAAGTCAATAATATTTGTTGTTGCTGGATCAATACGAGTTGTATTATTAGCATTATGTCTATATTGATAATCTATTCCTTGTCTACCTGATTTAACTGAATAATCTAACTGTTCAGTCATAATATAATTAGGAGTTGTAATAGTAGGATCTTGCACTGACTTATAAAATTTATTATCAGTAAATGCATAAAATAATTGTCCTACAGGGAATTCGTATTTTACAATTTCAATTTGATTTTTAGTTCCGTATGTATAAACGATATCACTACTAGGTACAATTAACTGTCTTGTCAAGTTAACTGGATCAGTGATTGTTCTAAAGAATACATACACCCCTGTGTTAGCGCCGTTATTTACAAAACCAGTAATGTCATTAAAGAAGTCTGGGTCTAAAATTAATTGACCATTGTTGACATCAGTAGCGGCAACTTCAACTTGGAAGTCATTTACATAACCATCTGACTCAACTGTTTGTCCCAAGATATTAACTTTAGTATCTGCGCCTAACGCAGTTGAAGTATTAAAGACTGTGTTGATACCTAATACATTAATAAAGTCTTGTATAATTTTACCAGTAAACGGATCGTACACTAATTCATCTTTATTATAAGTGAAACGTGTATCTGCAACACTACCAAAGTAATATGTCAATGATCTATAAGTTATTGTATAACGATTGTTTCCTAAACTTGTAAATTTAACAAAGTAGTTTGCGTTTGATGACGCACCGATTGACCAACGTTCTTGGTTGATCAATAATGAATTATTAAAGATTAAAGTAAAGTCTTGTTGTAATTCGATTTTAAGAATTGCTTCTTGTATAACTGCACTTGATAATGAGTTATCAAAGACAGGAATAATCTCTGTAAGTGTTACTCCGTCAGGTACATAACCGTTTAAAGTAACTGGGCCTTTGCCGTTTGCGAATGTTCCTTCTCCGTTATTGTTACCATCACCAACAACATTTAGTATTGTTGACCATATATAACTTCTTTCTCCGCCAGTAGGTACGCCAGCAACTAAACGATTATTATTATCAAAATAGAATCCAACTGGAGCATCAAATTTTAACAACGCCCCTTGAGTTGCATACTTTGCATTAGTAGTTGTGAATGTTCCTAATGGTTGAGGTTGCTCTATAGTTCCAGTAAGTGAATAAAAATATCCTGTTTCACTTGATGAGTCTACAGAACTTGTTTTCCAATATAATACTGGACTGCCTGCATTTGGATATGCATAACGTGTATAGTTTTGAATGTAATACTGATTAGCACGATTCAATGCAAGTACTGCGGCTAAATCATCTGTAAAGAATTGAATAATGTCTGATGTGTTGTTTACTTGTAATGTTAAGAAGCCATCAGCAGACTCTTGGTACAATGCTCCGTCGTCTCCGAAAGAGTTTGTACTTGAATACTTGCCTGTTGGGTCAAGTAAATCTAAGTTTTTAGATACACCAATAGAACTTCTATTAACTGCTTTAGATTTAATAATAGAGTTATAAAGAGTATAAGGGAAGTTTGTGTAATCTTCTCCGTTAACCATACGATTTTGTGTATAGTATCTTGTTGGTGCTCTTTGCTTGATAGCCGCTATAGGTTCTCTTGCTTGTGCATTTGTTACAGCAACAGGCAATGCAAAGTTCATTGTTAATGTTTGTGTGCTACCTACTCTGTCAACGTATGTAATAGACACACTGACACCGTTCATTTCAGAAGGGTCAATAACATATGTTAGTGCATTACTTGATCTTACATATGCTCTAAAGTTGCCTACGGGCATCTCTGAGAATACTCCGTCACCAAATACATATGTAACTTGATCGTTAACACGTGAGCCTACAGAAAAGATTTTCTTATCACTTGATTCTGTTTGTAAGTATGCATCTGCATAAACATTTTCTACTTCTTTCCATGATCCGAATGTGTTGTCTGCATTTGTCTGATACAACCATGTATCAGTTTCGTTGACACCTTCAACATCAATGTTAATTGTTTGGTTAGAAATCTGTTGTTGAAAGTTAAAGTTGTATGGAGTTAATGTTCCTTGTTTAAAGAAGAACATAAACCCTGTGTTTGGACTACCAAAACCTAATCTGTCATTTCTATATAACATATTAATTTTATTAGTCGGTGCTGGTGGAATCTCGTAAACGTAATCTTCATCTAATGAAGTTGCACTTACTAATTCAAAGTTCATTCCTTGAGCATCAACCTGCGTAGTGAATGGGACAATTGGCATTGTTCCGTCTGGAAGACTGATTGCATATTCACTTGTTGTTACACCTAAAATATCAGATGTGTTTCCCGGTCTACCTATTTTTTGTGAATCAACCATAGCCGCATTGAATACTGTATTCATCTGATCTAACCAATTTTGATTAGAAGGATCATTCCAACTTATTGGTGTATTACTTAAGTTGACACCATTTGCATCTCTGACGTTTTCAGTTGTTCTAACTGATGTTACTTTTAAGAAGCCAGATGCACAAGAATTTCTTTTAGGTGTATACCCAACTAAGTCTGCAAGTTTTACTACAGAGTCTCTACGTTCGGCCGTGTCAATGAAATTTTCACGTGTGTTTAAATCATTTCTAAAAGCAAGACCTTGACCCATAAAAGCCATGACATCAAGTAGAGCAATGAACTCTGAACTTTCAATATAATCGTTATAGGTTTCAGGATAATAAAGTCTAATATAGTCGATAAAACTTTTTCTTAGAGTTTCATAATCATATGAACGGAAGTCTGCCTCACGAAAGGTTTCGTAGATTGCTTTCCAATCATTTACTCCAAAGAGTCCTGATTGCCTTGAACTTGTAGCCATAGTTTTTCCCTGTTTCAAGTATTTATCTTTATGGAAAAACCGACTTTTTTTATGCTACTGCGGCAGTGTTTGTCTGAGAATCAAAGAATAATGCTAGATCTCCAGCATTATTGTACGGAGTAATAGATAATTGCACTTCTATTAAAATGCCATTATCTTTGGGATATACTTGTATTGTATTAAGAACTAGTCGAGGATCTAAGCCTGCTACTCGTCTAATTTCATTCTGAATTGCAGTTTGCACATCTGATGTGTTAGGTTCAAATATAAAGTCCCACATTGTTGTGCCATATGCTGGATTACCTACTTTTTCTCCACGTCTAATATTAAGTGCATTTACTAAATCTTGTATAACAAGTTGTTCATCAGTTAATCTAAACTTTTTACCGAATACTATAGGATCAGTTATGCCGTTTGCTTGGCCATCAATTCCAGGTACAGGGTTAACTGTTCTAGTTTTGTCTGCATTTATTGTTGAAAATCCTACGTAAGTTGCCATAATACTATTTATGTTTCCAGGTCATAGAGATAGTATCCCATTTCCAAGAACTGGCGCCACCTTGATAACTATAGAGACCATAGTTAGTGTAGATACCAGTCTCACTATAACTATCAACCTCTGGTGGTAGTGCATCTGATGCATCATCACCAACAACACTTTCTACTGAGTTGTTCGGTTCGTAAGGTACTCCGTTTGATTCAGGCATGTAGTCAGTCGTATAAGGTTCAATTTGATATTGAGATTTACTTGTAGGTACATAAGTTTTTGCTATAGTTGCTAGTATGTTTGAATATGAAGTACCGTATTGAGATGTGTTAGTAGCAACTGGATCAATACCTTGTAATATAACCGCGTTAACCTCGTCAAAGTTCCCCTGAACTGGGTTATTTGGATCTTGCACTCCGTTGTTTGTTGATGAATTGTTAAACCCTATTCCGCCCTGACTAGTAGTACTAGATGATGCTTCAAGTAAAGTTTCAATATCACTAAACGGATTAGTCGTTTGTGCCACTGTATCATTTAATACAACACCATCAAATAGTTGTTCTGCTTGTTGTATCTTATCAACTAGGTCTTTGTATGCAGGATCTGTTACTGCTGAATCATATGCTGATTGAGCGGCCGCTATTTCAGGTGAACCTGCAGGGAAGTTTGATTGTGCCGCAAACAATGTAGATTTTTTCTTAGCAATATCTTTAGACAAACTACTTAATTTTGCTATGTCTTTGGATAATGTTTTCTTTAATGCTGATAGTGCACCAAAGGCACTTAGTGCCGCGGCTGGTATTTCACCTAATAAGTTTGGTCTAGGTACAATCGGATCTCCTAACACTTTATCAACTAATCCTGTAATTGTAGATCGATCATATGTGTTGAATGCAACAACAGGCAGTTTAATAGTTGAACCGCCACCTGCAGTCAATGATGACAATGCAGATTTTAATGCGGCTGCCGCCCCCGGGCTTAATGCGGCTGATAATGGACTCTCTATTGCTCCTGTTAACTGATCTGTAAGAGAGTTAAATGAGTTTTTAATATCTCCTAATGCTGATTGTCCTTCAAATGCTATATCACCTGCATCTAGACCATCAAATGCTTTCGCCGCTAAATCTCCTAATCCATCTGTCACAGTACCCAAACCGTCTGCTATTGGATTGACTGCACCTTTAGCATTATCAATAACAGAACCGGCGAGTTTTTGTCCACCTGGCAGTTGACTTATTCCTGATGCAACTGCACCTGATATTCTGGATGTTGCTCCTGTTTGAACTTGACTAGCCGCGGCTTGTAATCCACCTGAGTTAGTAAGTCTCTGTGTACTTTCACCGAGAGCAGATACACCGTCTACTGCATTATTAATTGCACCGACTGCGTTTGGTGCCGCTCCTTCTATTAAGTCAGAAACTGCACCAGTACCTGATGTTAAGGCTCCTGAGAATGCATCACCTACTGCACCTGCACCTACTGCACTTTTAAGACCAGCACTAATTGAAGCCGGGTCTGCTAAATCTGCTGAACTCATGCCGGCACTTAATCCTGCTACTTTGGCTGCGGCTGCTCCAGCAGTTGCAACTAAATCTACTGGTACATTAGCAGGTAATGTAGGGAATGAATTTACTATAGACTTGAACGATGATGCTGATGCTCCGATATTTAAATCAGCACCGACACCAGGTAAATTTAATCCACTAACATTAAGTGTATCTAATGCTGATGTAATACCACCTGTTGCACCTGATAAATTAGATGCTAACATTGCTGATGCACCTGCTTTCATTGAGCCTAAAATACTTCCAGCATCGCCGGATGTGTCTAAGGCAGATCCTGCTGATGCAAAGTTGTTTACTACATCTTTTACTCCAGCAACATTCTTTCCTAAATTACCTTTATCTGATAATGCTGTTGCTGTACCTTGTACTATGGCTCCCATACCACCTGATGATTCTTTACCTGTAATTACTCCTAGAGTCTGTAATGATTTTTGTCCTTTTTGCAAGTTTGATACAGTTGATCCTGCTTGTGCGGCTGGTGAACCTATAAACTGTTGCAAAGAATTTACTCCGCCCTTTCCACTAAATGATGACGAAGGCATAATAGATGATAGTGTTGATGTTAACGCCTTACCGCCTATTGTAACATCACTTAATCCTCCTGCTTTAGCAGAAATTAATGTGTTGACCATAGTATCTGCGCCGGGTTTAAGAACTCCACCTGCCGCTAATTGAGACGGGGTAGCACCAAACTTTCCTATAACTGCTGTTGTCCCTGCAGAAATGGCTCCGCCAAATCCACCAGTTAAATTTGTTAATGCTGTAGCGGCTCCACCGCCAATGCCACCAATGCCAAAAGTTGATTGTGTTGATGCGGCTATGCCTGATAACATATTTGTAGTAGCATTTTTGTCTAATGAATCACTAATTGCTCCTACTTCACTTACTGCTGAAGCACCTGATGGATTTGTTAACGAAGTCGGTCCACCTAAGTCTCCTGATAATTCACTGTTTAAATCTGATATAGTGTCTGACGGTGGAGTAGGAAGTGATCCTTCAGCACTTGGATCTACTTGTACGTCTGCGCCTTGATTTGCATTCATCCAAGGCATGTGTGCAGGTGCACGTGATGTAACACTCGGTATTTTAGCAAGAGCGGCTGCCCAACCTTTAACATCATCAAAGATAGTATCCGGGTGCATTATTATTTCAATAGGTTCTACAACTTCAGCAGTTAAACTTGCGGCTCCGTCATTTAAATGTATCTTTGAACCTTCATTAAAAATTTCTGCGGCTGATTTAACTCCTACTTGACCTGTTGCATCTAATGCCATTGCCGCATCTGTTTTTATTTTTATATCTTTGAGAGCAAATAGATTATAATCTTCTCCTACTCTTTGTTTGAATACTTTGTCAGTATTCATTGTGGTGTTTTCAGATGCATTAATGTTTACATTTTTAGCACTTAAATTAAGTGTTTCATCTGCATGTAAATTAAGATCACCTTGAGTACGTAAGTTAATAGAGTTTGTACTAAAGACATCTACTGTACCTTCTTTACCTAACTCAATATATGATTGACCATTTGAATGTAGGATAGATAGCATCTGTCCGTCATCACTCATTAGTATTTGATGACCTAATGCTGTACGTAATCTAATTAGTTGGTCTCTGCCGATGATGTCTCCATCATCCATAACCATCGAATGTCCGCCTCGTCTTGTTACTACTTTAAAATCTTCTGGTTCATCGCCTAACTTACTAGGAATATTTTCATCAGTGGCGCCACCTTGATAAACAGGACGACCCGGAGTACTTACTCCCCAACCAACTCTACTTGATGCTTCTCTTGTTGCACTTGTACTGATAGGACCTCTGTACTTGTCTCTGAGGATACCCTGTTGTTGCATAATAGATGCAGTATAACTATGTACAGGTTTTGCATCTGTTAGATAATTAACACTATCAGAAATGTTAGGGTTGTTTGTATTAAGATTAGTAGTAGGTAATCTTGCGGCTCCACCGTATGATGTTGCTTCTGTTTCATTAAGAGTTACGTTTTCTGATGCACCGATAGCAGGTATCATTGATAATGTTTCTGGATTAGGTATTGTTCCTATATAGAATCCATAGTTAGGATCTCCATTAACAAACAGACAAATGACTTTTGTTAGTTTATCCGGTGGTGCGTTCCATTGACCATATGAACTAGGGTTTTGAGTGTATGAACCATATTCACCTGTTCCGTCAGCACCGTCAGGTCCAATTGGTGCAGTTTGACCTGCGAATCCTGCAAGTCTACCTACCCATATCCAGTTTTCATTATTGTATGCATCTTTGTTAAGATTTTCTGAAGGATACACTGCAACTCTGCCTTGATGCGTAGGATCAACTGAACTCATAACAGTACAAATAATAGGTACATCAATTACTGATGCAACGCCCGCACCAGCAGTGTTTCTTTTTAGTTTGCCTCTGGGTTTAAATACGTCAATAGCCATTATGTTTCGTTAGTTCCTTCTGTGTTTTCACCTTCTGCTTTTTCTTCTGCACCTGCTTCTTCACCTGTTGTTGCTTCTTCTTCAGGATCTGCAAATGTATTAATTGCACAAGATAACTGTTGCGTAAATTTACCTTCAGCAAATGTACTATCTATAGTTATGATTTTATAACTTACCCCTTTAATAACTTTTTCAAGTTCGGCTGGATATCTAAAAAACAAAATAGAATCATTAAGATCCATTACTCCTGTTTCACCATTATAATCAATTGCTTCTTTAAAGTCAATTTCAATGAATACTTGTCCACCGTTAGCAGTTACTCTAAAGCCGTCATCTCCATAAAACTTTGAATAAACATCATCAGGACTACCTCGATGTTCTTGTATTAGAAAATCTGGGTCACCTAATATTTTAATTTTTGCAGTAGCATATGAGTCTGGAGAATACAAACTTGTTATGTATTCGTTTTGTGATGCTCTACCACCGCCCAATGCATTAAGTCTCGGCATCGATGTGTTTTTGTTTGTTGCTGTTCCAGTCTGTGCCGCACCATCAGTAGCAATACCAGGAGTATCTCCTTCACTGTTTAAGTTTGCATTACCTAACACTTCATTATAAAATAGATTATCTAGTTTCTGTGAGTATTCTAGTATTTCTCTGTTTTCTCCTGTCCACCAGTATTCATATCTTTTATGAGGACCATAGTAATCCATACCCGGATTTGTTACAGCAGTTGAGATAACAGGAGTATCGTATTTTTCTATTCTAAATATTGTTTCGTATGCCCAATCAACAACAATGCTATCCCATTTAGCCTTTTGAATAACAGGTGTTACTTTGTACCAAGAAACTTTAGTATCACTATTTGAATCTATTGCAGGTTGTTCTCCAGTTTCTAAGTTAGGAGTAGCCTGACTTTTGTAAATGACTTTTAATGCATCATACATGTATCCACTGCCTTTGAGAACTTCATCAAAGATTTCTATAAATGTAGTATCACCATTGAATAATATTTTTCTGTGTGCATCATCTGGAATTGCTTTAGCGGCTTCTGCGTCATTTGCTTCATCTAAGTTTAATGCACCGCCATCTGGGCCACACCATTTACTTTTGTCTGTATCAGTAGGTAAAATAAGTCTTGCATCTTTAATAGCATCTGAACCGTCACCTACATATTCTACTGCATAAACGTTTGCGAACTCAGCCTCACCGTTTGTAACTTTGTCTTGTTCTACTTTATTGACTTGCGTGAATAAACCATTTTGTCCTTGCATTGCTCCGTCAAATGTTTGACCAGATATTGTTCTTGTAGAATCTATTCTACCTCGTTTTGTACCGAATGCTTTGCCAGGTGCTAATGCTACACCTGATAGTGCATATCTTGTTGCACCGCCTTCAATTGAAAATTTAATACCGGTGATACTAATATCATAATATGTTTGAAAGACAGAGTTACCAGATGCATTAGGATCTAATGGTCCACCTTCAAATTCTTGGTCACCCGAAATTAAATTACCTTCAGCATCATACCCTAAAAATTTAACACCTATAATAAAAAACTGTCTGCTTGGGTTTTCAACTGTTCCGTTACCTGAATAACCAGTTTCATTATAGTAGGCTTGTAATTGATCACTTGCTCTTTTTAATTTTGTATTAAAAGAAAATCCATATGGCTCTATGATATCAAATGATACTGAATACATATTAGTAGATGATTGCGTAGCCGCACCGTTGACTGCTTGTTTTAACTGAAAGTTATCGATGTAATAATCTAAATCAAATCCAGGTGCTCTTTGTGATTCATCGTTATTGATACCACCTGATTGTGCAATTAAATATGCACCACCTGTATTTTCTTCTCCTACTGCATCTGCTAATGCGTTGATTGTTCTTCTACCGGTTGCTTGAAAAGCATCGTATGCATCAGGTGTAATCATATACAAACTTAATTGATATGTATAAGAAGACATTGCACCTAATGGATTTTTTAAACGTCTACCGGGTGCATCTGTTGATGCGGTGTTTGGATTGCTTTGTGCGTTGCCACCGCCCTTTAAATTAGGACTATTTTTTTGTTCTGTGCCAGCCGTTGATTCTGTAAAATTAGTTTGTGCAGAGTTATTCCCTGCTGATGTAGTTGATACACCTCCGTCGTCAGATGATTTGTTTTCACCTCTAAACATTAGATACCCAGCACACTTTTAAGAGTGTCCATTGTAGGGACATAAATGTTCTCTCCTGATTTGAAGTTGAAGTACGGGTCGGGTCCTAGTAAGTTAGGGTTACGAGATGAGAACACCCACCATAAACGAGAATCGTTATATAGATGTTGTGCTAACAAATCAGGTCTAAATTCATACTGTGGTGTAATTTTAAATGAAGCATCTGACTGCAATCTTGGTATTGCAGGATATGAAGACATAACTCCTAAGAATTTTCCTCCGTCTAATACTTCTGTTCTGTTGTACGGGCTTGTGCGAGGGTATATATTGTTACTAGGCATTACCAAACTCCCGGTTTGTTATTCTGCGATCCTCGTAACAATTTACCAGTTGCATATTCGTTAACACTAAAGTCATTACTAATTGTATTTCTGCTGACAACAGGTACACATGTAAGTGTCATCGTAATCTTTGTTGGTACATATGTGATTGCTTGATCTGCTGTATCAGAAAATGTTGCTGGAGGTCTTCCTCCACCTGGTTTCAATTGACCACCGATCAAATCTAAATTAGATGTACCGGATGCCGCATCTGAATTTGTTGCTCTAATATAGTCAACATTGTTAGGCAAGTTATATGTAAAATTAGTAATAGCAACTGGGTGATTGTCTAGTTGAAATGCTCCTAGCCCAAAAAGAAATCCTAATGGGGGAGGTGTTCCGTTAGTTGGATTTTCATCTTGTCCATAAAACATTTTAGTCATTGTCTTAAAGAAATGAATAGATGCTAATAGATAGTTTGCTTCAAACGTATCCTGTGCTGTAAAGTCAGCAGTAATGTTTACAGACTCTACTGAACTATTCATGTACTGTTGAATTCTGTAGTTTGTGTGAGTCGGTAACACTCCGTCGTAGTTTGCTATATATGATGTTGCTACTTGAGGAGTGTATGGAAAAACAACACCGTCTGTTTTTACAAGAGGTGCCATAATGCCCGGTACTGATGCTTTGTACAAATAATTAGCAGTTGGTGCTAATGACATGCGTACTCGCCAATCTGCTACTCTAATGTCCGCGGCTGAGTTCGTTGTTGATTCAGATGCTAATGGTTCTGACATGTATGCTTTCTCCAAATATTTCCCAAGACTTATCTATTTGTATAAATAGTAATCTCACATGATATATTTATCTATTGCAAAAACCGCTAAATTTTACCCGTTCGACTTGCTTCTGGGAAAAGAATCGTATAGAATAGATATATCGACTCCACAGTTGTCGAACTAACTAAACTAGAGGATTATTAATGCCAGCACCGCGAAAAACAACAAATTATCTTAATAATAAGGATATTCTTAAAGAGATCCATAAAAGTAAAACATCTTACTGTTACTTCACTAAGAAAGATTATCATCAGTTTGATTTAATCACTGACCTTGATCTTGCTACTGAAGGACAGTCAGGTATTGAAAAGAGTCTAGCATGGGCAGTTAAGCCTGAACAGATTCAACAAGCAAAAGAAAACAAAGCCGCTCGTCTTTCAGCAGAGCAAGGGTTGACAGGTAAAAATAAAATCGACCCAGCAACTATTGAGGTTGACGGTCTAATGTTTAGAGTTATGACTTGGGATCATATTCCTGTTGCTCAAAAGCAACCTAGAAAAGTTGTTAAGAAAAAGAAAGCGGTTGACATTATTGATTTTGAAGATGACTTAAGTGCAAACAAAGACTTATTTGATGACATTGAAGATAAGAAAACAAAGAAAGAAGTTCAAGACCTAGTTCATGTGAAAGTTAACTTCCCTCCTTTTCAACATTTTCGTTTAGATGCTGAAACAATGTCTACTCACTTAGTTGGTAAATCGCATTGGAAAGGTGGTCTTAAAACAGGTAAGTTTACTGCAACAGACGGTAACCTTACAGATAAACTAGCACGTATGTATATTATGCTGTGTGAAAAGTATGCTATGAAGTTTAACTGGCGTGGCTACACATACAATGATGAAATGAGACAAAGTGCTATCCTTCAATTGACTTACGTAGGCTTAAGATTTAACGAAGCCAAGTCAGCAAATCCGTTCGCATACTATACTGCGGCAATCACAAACAGTTTCTGTCGAGTTCTTAACTCTGAGAAACGTAACCAAAACATCAGAGACGATATTTTAGAAATGAATGGGTTAAATCCTTCATTCACTCGTCAAATGAAGGACTACAACGGTCTGGGTTACGAGAAGAAAGCAGAAGCATACTCTGAATAACACTTTCGGGCAAGCAAGGCATCCAAATGTCTTGCTTTTCCTGCCTATGTCATGTATAATAGATGTTGAATACTGGGAAAACTAATTATGAGTAATCTTTTTAAAAAGGCAGCCGTATTCACAGATATACATTTCGGTATGAAAAGCAATAGCATTCAACATAACCGAGATTGTAGTGATTTTGTGGATTGGTTCATTGAGAAATCAATAGAAGAAGGATGTGAAACGTGTTTGTTCTTGGGTGATTGGAATCATCATAGAGCAAGTATCAACATGCACACCTTACAATTCGGACTCAATGCATTAGAGAAATTAAACAATGCATTTGAGAA